CTTCGAACGACTTGATAAAGTTGTCGATATACTCTTGACTGTCTACATCATTCTTAATGCCATCGTTGAAGTCGACATCAGAGTCATGATCTTGACGATCACTTGTAGCCTCATCAATGTTTAGTCTCTCAGACATCTTGAACTTGATATACAGCTGCTTCTTTTCTTTATCGATGCGACGAAGGAAAGCAAAGTAAATGATCTGAGTAAAGTAAGCAAATGGGTTATTTGACTTTTCTGGATTAAAGTTATCGATGTACTGCATGCAGTTTTCAATACCGTCACAGATCATTTCATCTCTAAACGAGTAGTTGATAAAATTTGGTTTGTGAGACAACCTTGTAGCAATCTTCATAAAGCACTCACCAATATATGGAGGTACTTGAGGCTTTGGCTTCCCAGATTCTTTGGCCGCGGCAACCTTCTCACGATACTCAATCATCGCCTGAAGGAAGTCAGGGTTGTTGATATAATTTGCTCTTTTCTTAGCCATAAGTTAGTTCTCTAGTTTAATTTTGTACATCTTGTAATCAAACTGTTCTTCGTTGTAAATCTTAACACGTTCGTACAAATGTCTTAGTGTATGATTTACACTCTTTTTATATTGAAGATCGTCTGCAATATCGTACAGCGTGCAAACAGTCTTACTATCACTCTTTCTCAACCCACTCCCAATAGACTGTAGATTGCGAATCCGAGACTTGCTAGGGCTAGCAAACACGATGTTGTGAAGATTGCGAATGTTAATCCCAGTACTGAATGTTCCGTAAGAAGCAATGATGATTGCGTTTGATTCCTTCTCCGTGATGGCACGGATACTCTCTCTGGTATCGGCATCTGTTCCTCCAAATACAAAAAATACCTGACGACCCTTTGCAACTTTATTGCTGACCATATCATACAGCACTTTACCATGTTTTTCAACAAAGCTAAACAGGACTAATGTGTTTCCTTCTAACGATAATGTTAGGTTAGATATAAAGTTGTTACGTTTATCATTCTGTGTAAGAAAGTCCATCTCATCATGGAACTTATCCTCTTTGTGAGCTTTACGTGTCAACTCACTATATTTCAATACAAGTATCTTGATCTTGAGGTCTGCTAATGTGTTGCCTTCAATCAGCTGCTTGGTCTTTACAAATGACTTGACCGTGCCAAACAAACCTTCCAATACTAACTTATGTGTCTCTGTACCATCTAACGTACCAGTAAATCCAAACCGGTACTTGCAGTCACTTAACCTTGTCATGATAGTAGTAAGAGACTTTGCTTTGAATAGATGAGCTTCGTCACCTACCACTACATTAAACTGATCGAACCATTTCTTTGGCATCTTATAAATTGACTGCCAAGTGGTAATGGTTATGTCTTCGTCAATAAACTCTTTATCGACTCCAGCACTAATCAGTTTACATTCTTTTTTATATCCGTAGTCCTTAAAGTCACTATACATCTGACGAACAAGTGAAACGGTTGGTACTACAATTAAAGTTTTTTCGTTGTAGAACCTAGACAGTAGATATATGATTAAAGACTTACCAGATCCAGTCGGTGACAAGATCATTGATCTGTTGTTACGTACACAGTGTGTAAATGCTTCTAGTTGGTACTTGCGTGGTTCAAACGGAAGGTTAATCTCACCTGCAAATTCCACTGCTTCTTGAAACGAGAACTCTTCTTGTAGTTCTAATTGAGAATCAAACTCTAAATCATAATCTCTTTCATCACAGAAGCTCTTTAGATAAGGCAACAGTCCAACATACAATCCGTTGTTACGGTTATTAAACAGTCTTATACGACCATCCCATTGCCTACGCTTGAACGCCGGCATAAACTTATACCCAGGTGCAAAGAATGAAAAGAACTCATTCAGCTCCTGTGCAATACCCTGGTTACAGTTGACCTTCAAGAAGGTCTCATTCACTTTCTCAATTACTAACAATTCTCTATACGCCGAACTGGGTGAGTTTCCTCCAGTTGATCGCTGCATTAATATGGAAGCCTCTATTGTTTATACTTTTCATAATATCTTCCAATAACGAAACAACTTGCTCTTGATACACCATGCGGGTAACAAGATCAACCATCTCCTGGTCGCCTTCAATGTATTGAGACACGTCTGCCTTGAGAACATGCTTCTCCCAAGGGTCGCGTCCAATTTGTTTTAGGTCTTCAGGATTATTCAATTCACCACGATAATATTCACTCAGCACTTTGTTGAGCGACTTATATTGAATCTTGTATTTTTTGAGTTTGAGCTTCTGCTCATAGAATAGCTTTAGGTATTTACCATGCAATACAGGTACGTTTAATGACTCTGTATCCAGATCAACATCATCTATCTTGGCATCTTGCTGCCACATCTCAATAATCTGTTCGATTTTCAAGGTTTGTATCCTATAACGTGTAGATGTCTGCTTGTGATTGGCTCTACACTTTTTATGTTGATAAAGCTGTGATCATCATACAACTTTGTTAAAGTCTGTTTGTCATAACCACTTTTGTGTACTGGCCACGTGTCTTCAAACTGATCATTCTGCCATCCCCATAGACCAGCTTTGGCTTGCTGCAACTCTCTGGGTGTACTTCTTCTTTTCCACTGTTCAATGTGGAAAGTTATGTTAGGGACAATCATCTCACATATTCCACCAGATATCAACAGTCTATACCACATAGAAAGGACGTATTCACCTTGTTCGAATGTTAGGTGTTCAAAAAAATGTCTGGAGAAAATGTGCTCGACCGTTTCATCTTCTACGTGATGGTCGAGTTCCCATGCTGTACAAACAAAGTCTACACCAGGTACATCTCTAATATCATTTGTCAGAAAGCCTTTCTTGGTAGGGTTAGTACCACAGCCAACTTCTATCTTCATAATTAAATTTTTTCAATTGTATATAATCTGTACCTAAAAGTAACTGTAGCTCTGAGATATTCAACATCGGTCAGTGTACTATCAAATGACAAATCAGACAACGATATAGGAAACATATCTTCAAACACTACTTTTACGTTTGAGTTCTGATGACTAGACAGTACCATTAAGGTACCATCACTAAACACTTTAGTAGCATCTGATTGTGCTGATACAGTAGATGATGTTCTGAGCAAAGTAGAGTATTGCTCGAACGATTCTGGGAAGCCAAGTCCCCTTAACCATTCGTAGATTTCAAGATAGTTAGACATATCTTCGTCTACTAGGAAAGTAATGTCAAGTGGTTCAAATGACAACTTGGTGCCTGGGGTAGGCAACTTGACAAAAGGATCCTCTAAATCGAACTGACCAAGAGACAAGGTAGGCAACCGTACGTTTTGTACAAAGTAGTTTGTATTAGGAGTACGATTAAGTACAAACCTAAAACCTAACGGTGATAGGTAACTTTTGTTACTTGGTTGATTATCCATTACAGCCATATCGTCCTCCTACATTATTTATCCAGACAAAAAAAACGGGAGCCGAAGCTCCCGTCCAAAATCGCCCTTACGGGTCTTTTTATTACATCAGGTTCGTTACTGAAACAAGGCGGTAGTATACGTTCTTGTTGTTGAAGCTGATTGTACCATTGCCGGCAGTACCGCCTTCTGCAAATGGGTTAGCAACCATGCCGTAACGAGTCTTGAAGCCAATCTTAGGCTGGAAGGTGTCCTCACCAACCGCACGTACCATTTGCAGAGGTACATATGGGCAGTAGAAGATACCAGCATCAAAGGCGCTAGAGCCCTTGTAGCCAAGAGTGTAGTACTGGTTACCAGCTGAAGAGCTGAAGTATGGATCGATGTAAACACGGATCCGACCATTCAGTACACCAGCGAAGGTGTTACCAGTGTCATCTACGTTCAAGTTAGCAGACAGTGCAGGAGTGTAATCCAGAACGCCAGCCATCTGAAGAGCAGAAGCTACGTCAGAAGAGCAGATCAGGATGTTACCCTTACCGCGACGAGTGTCTTTGGCAATTTGGTTAGCGTCACGCTCGATCTGGAAAATCAGACCCTTGAAGCGCTCTACTGACCAACGACCGTTTGAATCAACGTCCAGGTTGAAAGTACCGGCAGAAGCAACGTTCTGCTGAGCACCAGCTGTAGCAGTGTAGTTGATCGTTCGGACAACTTCACGGTTGATTTCAGCCAGGATCTCAGCTGACAGGATGTTAGAAAGCTCAGTCTCAGCGTCGAGGCCGTGGATAGCTTTCAGGTCCTGAGCAAGTTCCATCGTGTACTCAGCTTTCAGAGCACGTGAAACAGCCGTTACAGCAACTTTCTCGATTGAGAAGGCCATCTCGTTGAAAGCGTTGGCAGCGCCATCACCCAGGGCTTCAGCAGCCGTGGTGGACATACCAGTTTCAACAGAGTAGGTGTTACCTACTGCACGAGTAGTTGGATCAGTACCAGCCTGACCTACACCTGGGTTACCTTCACCGTCGATAACTGCTTTAGAAGCGTTGTTACCAGAAGCAGATGCAGAGAACGAAGAATCAGCTTCGTTGTACAGAGCTTCGGCACCAGCCTGGCCAGAGTAACGTGCGCGCATTGCAAAGATCAGTCCAGTAGGACCAGTCATTGGCTGTACGCCACATACGTCATAAGCGATCAGGTTTGGCATTGATCGTCGTACCAGTGAAATCAGTACTGGATCAAAAAGGTCTACGTTACCTGCAGGTGAGGTGCTAGGAGCAGCAGAACCACCCATTGCGTTAGTAGGAGAAGCCTCCCCCAACAGCGATGGCATTTGGTATCCGCCTGAACCCATAGCTTGCTCACGAGCAGAGCGTTCTTGGTTTTCCAGAAGTTGAGCAGTTACAGCA